TCACTTGCTCGCCCCTCCCGGGGTTTGACGCTTTTTGCGGGGTGGTTTGACAATTTCAGTTCCCGCAAGGTTCGCTTTTTCCAGTGTCTTGATGGTCTCGGCGTTCCTCCGGTCCAGATTGGCGTCCCTCGAATAGTGCAGGGCCATGCTCACGGTTTTCTGGCCCAGAAGGTCGGCAATCCGCCTCGGATCGCAGCCCGCCTCGCGCAGGGTGGTCGCCACGGTGTGCCGGATGCCCTTGAGGGTGAGGCCCGGGCCGATGAGCCCTTTTGCCTCCATGTCGCGCCGTGCCCGCTGCCAAGAGCTGGCAAGGCCGTCATAGGTCCACGGCAGGCGCCTGGAGCTGGCCAGCACGGTCACGGCGTCATGCTCCGGGGCCTCGGCCAGCGCAGCGGCCAAGGCGGGCGTCACGGGCAGGCTCACGGGCTCTCCGGTCTTGCCCCGGACGCCCCGGATCACCTGCCCCTCGATCTGGGTGCGGGTGACGCGGATGGCGTCGGACGGGTCGAGCCCGGTATTCATCATCATCGCGATCACGGCGCGGAGCTGCGGCGAGACATTGGCCAGCACTGCGGCGCATTCCTCGCGGGTCCACGGCCGATTCGCCCTCGGCGCGGCCTTGGGCCTCCGCCGCTTGAGCACGCCCGTGGTGAAATCCTTGTCGATGAGGCCGAGGGGGACGCACTGCTGGAAAACCTGCGAGAGGAACGTGCGGAGCATGTTTGCTTGCCGCCAGCCGATCCTCTCGGAGGCTTTCTCGATGATGCCGGAAACGAGGGGCACGGTGATCCGGGAAACCGGCGTGTCGCCGATCTTCTCCACGAACTTGGCACAGTGCATGTAGTCCCGCCGGGTGCGGGGCGCGAGGTCGCGGAACCGCTCGCTGCGCTTGTAGGTCTCGATCAACCCGGCCAGCGTGCCTTTCTTCGGCTGCTGGGCCTCCTTGGCGTCCGAGATTGCCCGGATGCGCTCACACTCGGCGAAGAACTCCGCCGAGCCGAAGGTGATCACGGTGAGGTCGATGGCGTGACCTGTCTTGCGGTGATAGCAGCGCGGCTTCCCGTGCCGGTCATCGAAGATCTTGAAGCCGCGTACCCGGACGCGCGTCATCCCAGCCGCCCCAGAATGTCGGCGTCCTGCTCGCCGCTGCCCGCCTTGAGGTTGTCGATCCATACATCAAGGTCGCGCTGGTCGTACCGCAGAACGCCGCGCGCCACCTCGATGGGGCGCACGGGCTGCTCACGTTTGAAGGCCGCGAGCGTCATGCCGAGATAGCCCGCCGCCTCATTGGGGGGCAGCATGCGCGTCGGCTGGGTCCGGATGGTAAGGGTGGCGTTGTTCATTTCGGTATAGCTGCTCCTGACTTCGGTAGTGGGGTGCCGGTCGGGGCGGCGCCGATCAGGCTTCTTGGATAGCGGGGATCAGGATGGCCATGTCCGCCGCGTGGAGGGATCGGCTCACACGGATGCCGCGATGGTCGGAAATCTGCTCATACGCCCGGTCCAGCTCTTCCCGGGTGGGTGCGGCCAGGGTGAAAACGATGCGGGGCGCTGCGCCGTTGTCGTCAGCGAAGAACTCAATCTCCGCCGTCATGTTGTGAGGGCGCAGCTCAAGCGACTTCACGGAGGCGAGGCGGGAGATGGCGCCCGAGAAGTAGATTTCCATCACCTCATCAAGGCTCGGCCAGCTATCAGCGTCAGGATTGATGTCCGTCTGGCTGAGGGTGGAAAGCTCGGGGTCGGGGGTGAGCCCGCCAAAGGCCGTGACGGTCTCCACCGCGCGGCCGGGACGGTCGGAGCCAAGCAGGGCGATGGTCATGCGCCCGAGATCGCGGGCGGTCATGTCGGGCGCGTTCACACCGCGCGCGCCAGACGTCAGCATTCCTGCTTCCTTGAGGAAGCGGGCGACCGTCTTCGCGGTCTTTTCCTCGACGCAGTAGGTGTCGGCAACGAGTTTGATGAAGGGTCCGCTTTTCATAATTCCAAATGGATATGACTCACATAGGAACGCGTCAAGCCTAAATGAGTGGGGTACACTAAGTGTATTTGGGGACATTAGGAAGACTACACGGGGTAAGTGGATGAACCCGAGGTGGCCTGCCAAATGGCCAGCATCGCGCGGCAACCCGGCTCGCGCATTTCTTCGCGAAAGCCATCGGTGTCCGGCAGTGAAGTGGGGCCAACTCGATTCCAAAGGATGTGAGAGAACGCAGCGAGTTCTGCTTGCGTTTGGGGCGGCAGCGAGAGGAGTGCCGCGATCTCGGAGTATTCGGTCTCTTTGGCCGCGAGGCTGCGGGGATCATCGTACTCCTCGTTGCCGGGAATTTCGCTCAGTCTCCACCATTCGGCGCGTGCAGCGAGCCAATTCTGATAGTGGGAAAGGATCCGGCTGTGGCCGTCAACGGCTGCACCCAACGGTAGAGCGAGGGCCGGGGCTGCGAGGAGGGTGCGGCGGGTGATTTCGGGCAAGCCTCTCCCGGCTGCCGGGAACGGGGTGTTCGGCATTGTCAGGTGCTCCTGCGTAGGATATCAATAGATAATGTTGATAGAGGGGTGATGCATGTGCGTCAACATAAAATATTGATATGACACCAGCGCAGTGTAGAGCGGCACGTGCCCTTATTGGAATGACCCAACCGGATCTCGCGCGAGTATCGGGGTTGGGGCTGTCAACAATCGTGGACTTCGAGAAGGAGAGGCGTTTCGTATCGGAGGCGTCTAGAGACGCGATACGAAAAGCGCTGGAGAAATCGGGTGTCGAATTGATACCTGAAAATGGTGGCGGAATAGGTGTTAGAATCCTGAGGAGAAAATAAAATGACGCGCATTGCAGTGTATATCTTCGGTGAATATAGGGATAATGGTCCGGTAGCAGAATTTGACTCCGATATATATCCTAGTGTGGGAGATTTTATTTACTTGGAAAATGTCGATGGGGACTCCACGAGATTTGAAATTATTGAAAGAGAATATCTTACTTTGACTGGCGAGGGCACCACGGTGGGGAATGCCGACTTTAATGTTTTCGTGAAAGAGCAGCGCGCTCGCGGAAGCATGAATTTCGACTGAAGCAACGTGGCTGACCGCCACGCATCGCGTGCCATGCTGCGGTCTCTCGGGGTTTTCCCACTCGCCGAGTAACGGGGGCGCTTCGCGTAAGGAGAGCAACGCAGGCGCGCCCTGCCTGTCTCACACCGCCTTGTCGCCCTCGCCCCAATTCACGAGCGTCTGAGCCTCGTTGAGGGAAGCCGGGTCAATCCCGGCTTCCTTCGCTTCTGCCAGCGCCTTGATGATGGTGGAGAGTGCCCTGGCCCGGCCGCCCACGTCATAGGCCTGCACCGGCCGCAACGTGTCGATCATGATTTCCGTGCCGAGCTTGCGGGTGGCCTCCTCGGCCAGAAGCATGGCGACGGGCTGCAAGGTCCACCCCGCGAGGTGTCGCTGGGCTTCGCGCACGAGCGGGCCGGTGGTGGCCCGGTTGAGCAGCCCGGGTAGCACGCCGAAAGCCATGGCAACCGCGTCCCGCGCCGCTCCCAGCGTCTCGATGGCCATGCTCTTGCTCAGGTCGGGGGAGAGCTGGTCGGGGGACTTGCCGAGGTTCGGGTGCATGCCTGCCGCCGTCGCCTGCGCAACACCCTCGAACAACAGCGTGCCGCCCCGGTTGCCCCGGATGGAGCGCCGGAGCTGGTCAATGTCTTCGGGCTCGCCGTCCGGGGCGTGCACGATCTGCGAGCCCAGCGGAGCGTCCCGGTACACGTCGCGCAGCGCGGTCTCTACCTGATGCAGCAGCTCGGCGGTGATCTGAGCCCGCCGCAGGGGCGCGGTGCCGGTCCACGGAGCGGCCGTGTCGCTGCCGATCCGCAGGTGCAACACCTCGTCGGCCAGAGCGGTGAAGCTGCGCGCGCCGCCGGCTTCGGAGACGCTCAGCCGATAGGCGCGGGGGATGCCGTGGCGGGTGGAAAGATCCCAATCGACGCAAGGCGCGAGGCCGCGTTCGGTGATCAGCAGCACCGCCTCGCCCCGGAGCGCCGCAGAGCGGGCCAGGAGCGCCATGGTGTGCCGGTCCAGCAGGTCGGTGCCCTGCACATCGGCAAGGGCAAAGCAGCCCTCCCACAGGCTCACACAGGCCTGTGCGGTGGCCGTCAGCTCCGCGACGGCCCCCGCGCCGGAGATGTAGCTTTCCCGGGCGGCGATCACCTGAGCGGTGTAGCCGGTGCCGGCGGCGCGCTTCTCTATGGGCCGGGCAGAGCGCTTGAACAGTCGCGAGAGCATCAGGGCCTCCAACGGTTGAGGGGGTGTGCGGCGGTCGGGCGTGGGGCGAGAGGTGCCGCCTGCCAGCTCCGGGCCTCGATCTGCGCCGAGGGATAGGCCGGCTTGGTGACGGCCGAGATCTCGAACAGCTCGGCCGAGCGGACGGTGCGCAGGATTGCGCCGCCGCGCTCCTCCACCGTCTCCGCGCCGGCTGCGGGCGTGACGCGGAAGCCGGGGGAGAGGCCCCGGATCAGCCCCGCCGCGTGGCTGGTGAGGAAGTCGCGCACGTAGCTCACCCCCGCCATCTCCGAGCCGATACGGGCCTCGATCGTGAGCGCCTCGTCGCCATCGGTGAGGGTGAGGCTGCCCGCCGAGGTGCTGGCGAGCGGCCGGTTGTAGTCGTGCCCGGCGAGGAAGTGGATTTCCTCGCCGCGCGCGATGCGAGCCCCGAAGGCCCGGGAGGCAATCACCTCCTGCCGGGCGGGGCCGGAGCGCCCGCCATCGGCAAGGGTGGTGGCCCGGCCATAGGGGAAGCTGGCCCGAAGGCGGATTTCTCCGCCTTCGCTGCGCAGCTCAAGCCCGCCGCTCAGGGCGCCCCAGAGCATCAGGCCGCCGCCAGCTCAAGCCCGGTGAGCAGCTCAAGCTGCGCCGGGCGGGCAACGGTCACGTCCATCGTGGCGAGTGCCGTGAGGCGCAGGGTGCCGGAGCGGGCGTCGGTGAAGGGATCGCGGATCATGTCGACCGCCCCCCAGGCACCAACGAAGATCGGCGCGACGCCGCCGGCCGAGGTGGTAAGCAGCGAGGCGCAGGCGAGCGGTTCACCCGCCGGGGCCGCAAGCGCGGTGTGCGACATGGCGATGTTGCCGGTGGGGATGTTCTTCACCAGCCGATCCCATTCGCTCACCGCCGTGCCGTCGATCAGCGCACCGTCGAGGAAGTCCCACAGCTCGGGCCGGATCAGGGCGCGGACGGAGGCCGGGGAACCGGCGGTGTTGCGGGTCATGAAGCGGGTGACGGCCGAGCGGAAGGCCGCCCATGAGGCCACCGCATTCACCGCCGTGCTCGCGATGCCGTAGGCGGCCGCTCCGGTGATGACGCCGAGGGGCTGACCGTTGGCACCGCTGCCGAGGAAGGCCGCCCGGTCCATCTCCACAGACATGGCCCCCGCCATGTCCCGCCGCACCGCCGCTTCAAGCGCCGCACCGGACTGGTTGAGCGTGTTGCGGGTGATGCGCATCTGAATGCCGAGGTTGTGGCTCGGCGACATGGCCCGATTGGCGGTGGTGTAGGCGGCCGGCCCGGCCGTGTCCGCGCCCTCGCCATCCGCCCAGCCGGCGGAGACGGCCGAGGTGGTCACCGGCCATTCGACGGAGCCGCTCGGGATGGAGATCATCTGCGCGCCCATGCGCGATGCCACGCTGTCGGGGAACAGCCGGTCGATGATCGGCCGGACGCTCACCGGGTCGGGGGTGCCGGTGGAGACGGTCTCGCCGGCACGCTGTTCCAGCGCCTGCCACGGCACCGGGACGCCCCGGAAGCCGCCGGCGCTGCGCAGCTCGGTCACGATTTCGGCCGTCTTGCCGTCGAGCTGGCGACCCTCGTCCAGGGCGAGCGCCACCTGCCGCATCTCGAAACCGGCCATCAGCTCGGCCCAGTCCTTTTCGGAGCGGGTCTCGAGCTCGGCCCCGGCCTCGCGCCGCTCGGTGTCCTCGGCGATGAGGGCGGCGCGGTAGCGGGTCTCGTTGGTGCGGAACTCGAGGTCCATCGCCTCGATGCTGCGCACCTCATCCTCGGTGGGGGTTTCCTTGCCCACCAGCCCGGCGAGGGACTGGCGGATTTCCGACTGGCGCCGGGCGATCTTCACGGAATCAAGCATTTGGTTCTCCTGACTGCTTGGTTTTGGGGGTGGGGCGTTCCAGCTCCGCAACGAAGCTCCGCCATTCGCGGCGGGCCTCGGGCACGGGCGGGTGCCCGCATTCGAGGCGGGTTTTCCGGGTGTGGCAGCTCGGGCAGAGCGCCTGCAGGTTCGCGGGGGCGTAGGACAGCTCCGGGTGCGTCCGCACCGGCTTGATGTGGTCCACCTCAAGCCGGCCGCGCGCGCCGCACGAGCGGCAGCAGAAGCCGTCGCGCTCAAGGATGATCATCCGCAGCGCCTTCCAGCGCTTCGTCCGGGTGACCGCCTTGGAATGGCGATGATGCTCCTTGCGCACGCCGATCATGCCAGCACCTCCGGCGTGCCGATCTGGCCCGCGATGCAGCTCAGCTCCACGAAGGCGCGACGGCCGGGCATCTCCTTGATGCCGGCGATCTCGAACACCTCGCCGTCGCAAGTCAGGCAATCGCTGCGCCGGATGCTGCGGGCGAAGCTGCCGGAGCGGATCTGGAACCGTACCTGCAACTGGTGGTAGCTGCCGGCGTTCGCCCACTTCTCGGCATCCGACACGTCCCGCCGTGCGGCCGGGAGGGGGCTGCCGAAAGGCTTCCAGTCCTCTATGAAGCCGCCGGCAGGCGCTCGTGTGCGCTCAGCCCGATAGAGCTGGATACGCCGATCCAGATTGCCCGCGTTCAGGCCCATACGATCCTCGCTTTCTTCTTGATGCGGCCGGCGATGCGCGAGCCCTCGGCCACCGCCAGAACGGAGGCCGCGGCCGCGTCGATGCGCCCGGTGGAGCGGGCTTTCGCCAGCTTGAGATTGTTCGCCGGGTCGCGAAGGCAGACCGCGTCCTCAAGGGCCGAGCGCAGCAGCAGCGAGGGCCGTGCCTTCACCCGGCCGTCGAAGATCGCGCGGCGGAAGCGCTCGCAGTCCTCGCCGCCGTCCCGGAAGCCCTGACCGCGCCAGCTCAGGGGCGCGCGGATGCCGGCCCGGTCGAGCGCCTCGCCCAGCTCCGACTGCTTGTAGCGGTCCATGGTGATCGCGGCGACGGATGAGCCCTCAACGTGCTTGAGCACGGAGGTGAGCCAGGGCGCGACGGGCACCGTCTTGTCGCCCAGCACCGTCAGCTCGCCCCGGTCCTGCATCTCGACATAGCGCCGGGCCACGCCGTCCGACTGGCCCCGGTCGAGCAGAGCGGGAAATGCCGGGAAGGTGCCGAGGCATTCGAGCCGGCCGCTCTCGGGCCAGTAGAAGGCCGCTGCCGTCATGCTGGCCGAGCCGCCGAGGTCGATGCCGATCACAACCGGGCCATCGCGCGGCGGCAGCTCCGACACCTCGCAGGACAGCCATTCGTCCATGGTCACGAGCTGGTCGCGCGCCTCGCCGCTCACCCGCTCGTTGCGGTTGTAGAGCCGGAAGTTGCTCAGGGTGGAGCCGCCCCGGGCGATGGCCCGCCGGGCCTGTGCCTCAAGCCAGTCCGTGGAGCTGCCAATGCCATGCTCTGAGCCGGGGTTGGCGAGCAGCAGGGAGGCCCGGTCATCGGCCGGCAGGCCGGGCGGGGGCCGGTGCTCCTGCACGTAGGAGCCGGGCAAGGGCTCGTCGATCCACTTGGAAAACGGGTGCGTGTCGTTGGCGGCAGAGGTGCTGATGATCAGGGCGCGGCCGCCCCGCTTGCCGAGGCCGGAGAGCAGGGCCGCTTCCAGCTCGTCGCCCTTGTCGAGCGCCCAATGGCCGCGCTCGTCCAGCAGGGCGAGGGTGGGGGCCGAGCCGAGGGCCGATTTGCCGTCCGCCGCGATGGCGCGCAGGATGTGCCCGCCGCCGTCGCCGTCAAACTCGATCTCAAGGCGCGGGGCGCGGCGGAAGATCAGCCGCCGCTGGATCTCGGGCGGCAGGAAGGATGCGAGCCCGCAGGCGAAGTCCCATGCGATGCGGGCCTGATCGCGGACACGGGCGGCAAACAGCACCTCCCGCCGGGGCTGGCTGTCCCAGACGCCGAGCAGGGCGCCGAGAGCGATTCCGGCAGAGAGCGCCGTCTTGGCATTGCCCCGGCCGATGCTGAGAATGGCGGTGGAGACACCCTCGGCCAGCGCACCCTCCACGAACTGCCGTTGGAACGGGGCGAGGCGGAGAGGCTTCCCGGCGTTGAGCCCTTCGGGCACTTTCAGTGTTTCCAGAAACGAAACAGCCGCAGCGGCGGGGCTGGAAAAGTCGTGAGCGCGAAAGCACAACTCAACACCGCGGTGCTCCCCCCTCTCAGAAACCGGGGCATTGGGACCAAATCCCAGCAGGTCGGGGGTGAAATCGTCGTGCTTGTCGTAGGCCATCCGGTCCTCCCCGCGCTCAGACCGCGAGCCGCTTGTAGCGGGCCACGATGCGGGACAGGTGCGGGGACAGGCTGATGGTCTTGGCGTCGCTCACGCCCCGGGCATCGAACAGCGCCGCCGCCTGGTCGGCCACCGCGTGGCGCAGATCGGCCGGCACGCTCTCCGCCGTCGTGCCGTAGCCCGCCTCGTACTCGATCAGCACCACGCCCTCGGGCCTCAGCGCGTCCAGCAGCAGCGCCGGGCGACGGCCGGGGACCACGGCGCGGGGGCTCACCGGCTCGCCGCCCACCGTCACTGCCACGGTGCCGTCGCTGGGCAGGGGCGCGATGGGCAGGTGCAGCCAGCCGCCGGGCCAGCCGTCGAGCATGAGCCGGATGGTCTGGGTGAGCAGCGCCAGCCCGGCGAGCTGCTCCACCTCGGAGGCGGCGACGAAGGCAAGGCGCTCGGCCTCGGCGATCTGCTCGGCATCGCCCACCCGGACATGCTCGGCGAGGGTCTCACTGCTCAGGGGCAGGACGGTGGAGAGGGCGATGCGCTCAACGCTCATCATCGGGCAAATCCTTTCCGCTGGTGGTGGGTGGTCTCGGCCTCGGCGCTCGGGAAGCGGTAGCCGTAGGCCAGCTCGAAGAACGCAGCCGTCTCGGCCCGCTTCTCGGCATTGCCGTGCGGGGGAGGGAACCGGGAGGGGAGCTGGTAGACCCCGGGCCTTGCGCTCGGAGCATTCGACGCGATCAGGGCGAGCGAGGCGCATCCCTCGGCCGCAAGCCAGCCGTTCCAGCCGGCAATGCGCTCGGCATCTCGGTCGGTGAGGGAGACGGCTTGGAAGTGCCGTTTCGGCGGGGTCGCGTGCGCCCGCGCATTCTGGGATATAGTGGGATTATTATAGGGGCGGTCACTGGTGTCCGCCTTTCGTGCACGATCTGACCGCCTTTCTGCATCATAAAGGGGGGCACTGGTGTCCGCCTTTTGGGGCTTGGTTGCCCCCCTTTCCCGGGTCGGCAGGACCACCACATTTCCGGGCAGAGCCAGCTCGTAGAGCGCGGCGCGCCCCCGCCCGGTAGCCTGTTCGCTCCGCAGCCAACCGGCGGCCTCAAGCGTCCGCAGGGCTCGGCGCACGGTCCGCTTATCCTTCGCGATGGCCTGCGCCATGTCTTCCAGCCGGCGGCGGCACTGCCCGGTATCACCGTCCACGAGGGTGCAGCAGAGTGCCGATGCCAGCAGCTTCGCGGCATCCGGCAGCGCCTCGTTGCTCATGATGGCTGAGAGCCAGACGAAGCGGCGGGAAGTCCAGTTCTCAGACAT